TTCGACTCCGCCGGCCTGTTCGGTGTCAACAAGCCCGCCTCCTGGACCTCGGCTTCCATCTACGACGCCGCGGTCGCAGCCGGCAACACCGTCACCCCGGGCGGCTCGGACGACCCCGGCTCGGACGTCGCCCAGCTCGGCGTGAAGCTCGCCAAGGACGGGTTCGCCGCCAACGGGTTCGCCTCCGCACCCGGGTTCTCCTGGAACCTGACCGGCTTCCGCTCCGCGCAGGGCGTCCCGGTCTACCAGCCCAACCCGGTCAGCGACGGGCCCGGCGGCAAGCTGTACGGGTACAACCTCGACGAGGTGATGAACGGCTCCTGGGACGCCACCAAGGCCAGCCTCATCGCCGCCGACTGGAGCAAGGTCATCGTCGGCGTTCGGCAGGACATCACCTTCACGATGCACGAGGACGGTGTCGTTTCCGACGACAGCGGCGTCGTCATCTACAACGCCATGCAGCAGGACTCCACGATCATGCGCGTGGTGTTCCGAGGTGCCTACGCGACCGCCAACCCGGTCACGCGCCTGAACCCGAACGCCGGCACCCGCTGCCCGTTCGCGGTCCTCGGCCCCATCGCCTCGCTGTCCTGAGGCTTCACGCACCGTGGGCGCAGTGGCCGGTGGACGCCCGATGAACATCCTTGTGATGGCTCATCTGGCGCCGCCGCGCCACTGCGCAGGGGCGGAGATGATGCTTCTGTCGATGCTGAGGCCGCTCTCCGAGCGTGGCCATCGTGTCGACTGGCTCCTCTCGCGCGAGAGCGCCGACAGGGCGCCTTACGACCTGCACGGCGTCACCGTGTATCCGCGGGTCCACGAAGGCGACCCGCTGCGCTTCCTGGACCAGGCTGACGTCGTCATCGCGCACCTGGAGAACATGCCCCGCGCGGTCATCCTCTCCCGGCTCCGCGGCATCCCGTTCGTGCTGGTCATGCACAACGACCACGAAATCTCCCGAGCCTGGGGCGTCGAAGACGCGGCAGCCATCGTCACGAACTCTGACTGGATGCACGCGGCGTTCGGGTCGCCGGCTAACGGCCTGGTCGTGCGTCCGCCCGTCTTCGCTAAGGACTACCAGACGACTCCGGGTGCGAAGGTCACGCTCGTCAACCTGAACGAGAACAAGGGCGGCTACCTGTTCGCCGAACTCGTCCGCCGGATGCCTGATGTCGAGTTCCTCGCGGTTGAGGGCGCCTACGCCGAGCAGATCATTCCCGAAGGCCCGAACGTCGAAGTCCGTGCGCACGCCACAGACATGCGCGCGGTCTACGGGGACACCCGCATCGCACTGATGCCGTCGCTGTATGAGTCCTGGGGCCGCGTCGGGGTCGAGGCGATGTGCTCCGGCATCCCAGTCATCGCGCACCCGACGCCCGGCCTCGTCGAATCCCTCGGAACCGCCGGCACGTTCGTCGACCGAGACGACGTGAAAGCATGGGAGACCGCCATCCGCAGGCTCCTCAAGCGCAACGCCTGGCGCGAGGCATCAAGAGCCGCACTCGCGCGCGCGGCCGAACTCGACCCCACCGAGGACATCGCCACCTGGTGTGACGCCATCGAGACCATCGGACGAAACGGAAGGCGGCACGCAGCATGACCGCTTTTGCCAGCTTCACCGATGTCCGCGCACTCTGTCTCAACGACCTCACCGGCACCCAGTCCGCCCGCGCGACCAAGCTGCTCGACCAGGCCGCAGACCGCATCCGCGCCTACACGCGCCGCACCTTCACGCTCGAGACCAGCACCGTGAAGCTGCGCGCCATCGGCTCGGTCATCGTGCTCCCCCAGAAGCCGGTCATTGCCGTCACTGGCCTGAGCCTCATCGACTACCTCGGCAACGAGTTCGCCGTCCCCGTCTTCGGGTTCGACCAGATCGACCGCATCGACCTGACCTTCTACGGCGCAGTCCTCAACCTTCCCGAGGCGCTGTCCTTCCAAGGCGAGTGGTCCGGCACCGTGAAGGTCACCTACGAGCACGGCTACGCCGAAATCCCCAAAGACGTGGCCAACCTGAACGCTGAGCTCGTCGCCCGCATCTTCAACTCCCCACTCCAGGGCATGACCGGCATCCGGTCACAGACAGTCGGTCCCTACGGCGTCGGTATCGACACCACGGGCGCCGGCGGTGGGGTCATCGCGCTGACCGATGACGACAAGACGCTGCTCAAGAAGTACCGCCGCGCGCAGCAGGCGGTCGAGCTCCGATGATGTTCCCTGGCGGCCAGACCGTCAGCGTCGTCACCCGCACGCGCGCCGGCGAGGACCAGGACGGGAACGACCAGTTCACGCTCACCTCGCAGAACGTGTCCAACGTGCCCGTCTGGCCTCGGACCAGCGTCGAACTCGTCCAGGGCCAAGACCTGGTGACGACCGGTCTCACGGCCCTCATGCCGCCCTGTGTCGACGTGAGTGCCATCGACAAGGTCGTCGTGTATGGCGAGACCTACGAGGTCGACGGCGACCCGCGTCGATACGCCAGCCCATTCACCGGCCTCAACCCCGGCGTGGAGATCGACCTCAAGAAGGTGACCGGATGACGACCTTCCGCCCTTCCTACGCCGGAATCGGGCAGATGCTCCGCTCGGCCGACATGGAGAAGGCCATGCTGCAGTTGGCCACCCACGTCATGGCCCGCTGCGAAGAGACGGCACCCGTCGACGAGCTGGGCCCGCACCCTGGCCGTTACAAGGCCGCGTTCCGCGTCTCCTCCGGCGTACAGCACCGCCGCACCGCTCGCGCCTACGGACGCGTGACCAACGACGCACCAGAGGCTCGGTTTGTCGAGTACGGCACCAAGAACAACCCGAGGCACCGGACCATGGGAGCCGCGCTCGACGTCGTCCGCACGAGTCACGATGCCGCTCGCTACCGCTGAACTGGTCGTCCGCGACTGGCTTACCACCGCGTTCCCGACCGCTCGGGTTGTCACTGAGACGCCGGCCAACCTCGAACAGGAACTTCCCTGCATCCAGGTCGTTCGCTTCGGCGGAGCAGACCCCCTACTGGTGCTCGACGTGGCCAACATCGACATCGACACCTACGCCGCTTCCCGCGATGCCTCCCGGATCCTCGCCGAGCAGGTCCGCACGAGCCTGCGACTGCACGCCGAAGGCCAGAGCGTCGATGGCGCGTTCATCGCAGCCGTCACGACCATCACCGCCCCGCGCTGGGTCCCCTACGACAACACCAACCTGCGGCGCTTCACCGCCGCCTATCAGGTAGCGATCCGAAGCATCCCCTAGAAAGAGAGTTCGACATGACCGCAGAACCGAAGAACGTCCTCGCCGGGATTGCCGGACTCGGCAACCCGTTCGAGCTCGCCTGGGTTGGGGATGCCGGCGTCGCGCTCCCGACGACCGCCACTGTCGCCCTCGACGCGGGCTTCAAGAGCATGGGCATCGTCTCCGAGCTGGGTGCCGATGGCGCGACCAATGTGGTCACGCAGGAGATGGACGCCTACGGCGCGTTCAGCCCCATCCGGACGCTCATCACCAGCGAGGTCCGCACCTTCAAGCTCGTCGGACGTGAGACCAACCTCGCGACCCTGGCGCTCAAGAGCCGCCAGAAGCTCTCCTCGGTCTCGGCCGACGGCACTGGCCACGTGAGCATCACCGAGGGCGCCGCGCGCGATGTCCTCTACTCGCTCGTCATCCACGCGGTCGACGGCGTCAACGTGGTCCGCAAGGTGATGCCCAGCGTCCGCGTCACGGCCATCGACAACGAGCAGATCGCCAAGGCGCAGAACCTCGCCTACGGCCTGACGTTCACGGCCTACCCGGACTCTTCGGGCAACTCCGTGTACAGCTACTACGTCCTCGCCGGGTACGGCGCCTCCTGATGGCCGCACCGAAGAAGCCGATGGACCACCTTCGCAAGGAGGGCGAATCGCTCACGCCCAAGACCTCATTCGCGACGGTCACGCTTCACGGCAGCACGGGCACCGTCGAGGTCGAGGTGCTCGATCCGACCACCTGGGCGTTCGACGTGCAGGACATGATCGCCGCCAACCGATTCGGCGCCGTCTTCGACGCCATCATGGACGCTGAGAACGCCGCCAAGGCACGCAGCGTGCGACCGTCGGTCTCTCAGGCGGTCGTCTTTCTCGCCGAACTCGTCGACGCGGACGGCGCGAGCCTGGGGGAATCGCGCGCCTCGTAGCCGCCCTAGGCGACTACAGCGAGGCAATCGAATACGACCTGCTACTCCGCGGGCTCGACCTGCTCGACCTGTTCCGCCGCCGGATGTCCTGGCGCCGACTCGGCGTCATCTTGGACCAGTTGCCGCCAGAGTCGGCCTACTACACCGCGGTCCGCGAGTCGCTTTCGCCGCATGAACTTGCCGAACTATCCGAACGTGCTGACCAATCCCGATTCGGGCCGTGGTCGCACCTGGAGATGTTGCTCGCTCGCGTCGGCGATGGCATCAACCACCTGGCCTGGATGCAGACCAAGGGCGATACGCCAGCGCCCGACCCGTATCCGCGCCCAGGCGTCCGACGCCCCGGCAACGTCGTGCCCTTGAACCCAGAAGCGGCGGCCTACCACCTGGCGTATCTGCGCGAGGTCGAACGCCTGCACGGCGCTGCTCCTGCTCCGGATTGGCGTCCCGCGAACTGAACATGATGGAGGTGTCCGGTGGCTGACGAACCCATCTCCGCCGGTTCCGTCTCCGTCGACGTCGTCCCGGACGCGCGAGGCTTCGACGAGAAGCTCCAGTCCCAGATCCGGGACCTGCAGGTCAAGGTCAGCGCCAAGTTGGACGAGGTCGCGCTGGATGCCAAGCTCGACGAGGCGACCCATGACCGCGAGACCACGGTTCGGGCGAACCTAGACGACGCGGACGCGAAGGCGCGCCTCGATACCCTGACGCGCCGTCGCAAGGTCGACATCGACGCCAAGGTCAACGGGCTCGACAGCCTCCCAGGCGGCTTCTCGGGCCTCATTACGACCGCCCTCGCGTTGGGTCCCGCGCTCATCCCGGTCACCGCTGCCGCGGCTGGGCTGCTCGGCATCCTCGCGGCTCCGCTCGCCGCCGCCGGCGGTGGCCTGACCCTCGGTGGGCTCATCGCTGGGAAGGCGATTGCGAACACCGAGGCCCAGAAGAAGCAGATCGACCAGCTCGCCGCGAACGTCAAGGCCGCGCAGAAGAACCTGGCCACCGTCCAGCAGCAGTCGGCCACGACGCTGGCGAACCAGGCCGCAGCGGCTCAGCGGTCACACGCGGCGACTCTCGCGGGCATCCCGGCTGGGTTCACCACCGCGGGCGCGGCACAGTCCGCCCAAGCCCGCGTGGCGGCTGCGAACGCGTCTCTGGCCAACGCCCTGGCGTCCGGGCAGGCGTCGTCATCTGCGCGCGTTGAGGCAGCCCAGGCGAAGGTCAACGCTGCGGTCGCGGCCTACGACAAGGCGCTCAAGGGTCTGACTCCCTCCCAGGTCGCGTTCCTGGCCGCCCAGAAGCGCGTGAGCACCTCGTTCAAGGACCTGACCATCAACGCGGGGCCGGCCATCTTCAAGCCGGTCACGACCGCGCTGGACCTGTTGTCCACGATTCTGCCCAAGCTCGAGCCCCTCATCACCGCGGTCTCCGGCGCCATTGACACCGTGCTCGGCCGCATCGAGAAGTCGGTCCAGAATGGCAGCCTCGACAACATGCTCAGCTTCTTCACGAAGCTGACCGGCCCCTCGATTCTGAGTTTCGCGACCTTCCT